AAATGATCTTAAAAAAAATACCGGTAATAGGGTTACTTGTAGGAGCTTATTACGGAATTAAGAGAATGATAGGAGGTGATGTGATTGGAGGATTATTAGAATTTGGTTCTGGTATTGCTTCTTTATTTCCCGGCTTAGGTACAGGTGTATCAGTAGCTATAGATGCAGGGTTAATGGCATCAGATGCAGCAGGCTTAACCGGTCAGAAAAAGATGGCTAAAAAAGCAGAAGAAAATACCGGACCTGCAGAAAATGATTTTATTAGAGAACCCGGTGGAAAAATAACATCATTTAACAAAGATGATTTGGTACTAGGCGGTACAAACCTAATGGGTGGCGGTGATGGAATGAATCAAATGTTGGAAAGACAGAATCAATTATTAGAACAAATATTAAATAAGAGCAGTGACGTTAAGATGAATACTTATTCAGTTCAGTCAGCGCTAGTTGTAGATAACTTTAAAAACGGATAAAAAACTATTTATAAATAAACAATTATGGGAATTTTAAAAAAATTTGAAGAAAGTCCAACTTCATTAAGTAGAAAAGGAGTAACTCCTGAAAATTTACCAGGAGCAAATAAAGCTTCTGCAATACATACTAATGAATTAGAAAGATCTTTTGATGGACAATTAGATTTAGATGGTAAAACTCCTTCTTCATACCAAGCAAAAATTGGTGGTTTGAAGTCGGGTAATGCATAAAAACTAAAATAAGTGGGTATATTAAGAAACTATATTAATAACGGAGTCCCTGTGGCTAACCGTATAAAGTTTGAATCTGGTAATAAACCTTTGGTCGTTAAAAACGTACCTCTGGTTGCAGATGCTAAAGTACCTACATACACTACTGAGGCTAGTCGAAGACTTACTGATTTAGAAAGAGTAGCAAAGTTAATGATTAAACCAGAAGGTTTAAAGTTTTTAGCTAATAATGCTGCCTTAAAACAACTTCAGTTTAAAACTGATACTAAAAAAAGCCCAGCAGGTAAAGTACTACAAAGAGTAGGTCAAGGTTTAGCAGATACTGCTAAGTTAATTGGTTCTACTTTAGCTCAAACACCAGTTAATGGAACCGGTATTCATTTTGTTCAAAGCTTTGCTGGTATAAAAGGAACTTATTTAGAAGAAAAAGGACAGATAGAACAAGGAGGTGTTCCTCCTCATGTTATGGTATCACCTGGTTTTGCTCCTCTTTTTATAAAAGATGATAGTGATAATGATAAACAACTTACCGGTAAAGTTCCTATTAGTACAGCAAATACTAAAAAAAATGAATCTGTTAAAGTTGATGGACAGCTAAGTGTTAAAGGCCCTGCTGGTAAATTATACCCTACTAAACCAAAGCCTGGTTCTCAATTTGTAGGAGCCGACGGTACTTACAATCTAGACGGCACACCAATTGCTCAGAATACAGCATTTGGAGGAATAACAGGTGACGATGAAGTTACTGAAAAAGATGAAAAAGCAACCGCATTACCTATTAGGATAAATCTCGGAGATCCCGGATTACCTGTGAATGATGAAAATGAAAGTTTGAGACAAGATCAAATAAACCTATTAGGACCTTCCTCAGAAAAATTAGACGGTACAAAAGAAGCTAGAGATTTAATAAAATTTAGAATAGAAGTAATTACTCCTGGAGATAAAAACTCTGAGCCTAAAGTAAAATATTTATATTTTAGAGCTTATTTAGATAGCTTTACTGACGGATTTTCTGGTAAATGGAATAGTTACAATTATGTAGGAAGAGCAGAAAATTTCTATACCTATCAGGGTACAGATAGAAAAGTAAACGTAGGATTTAAAATATCAGCTCAATCATCAAAAGAAATGAGACCATTATATCAAAAGTTAAATATTTTAGCTTCTTCAACTACTCCGACTTATGATAATAATTTTATGAGAGGTACACTAGTTAGGCTCACAGTAGGAGACTATTTACATAGACAACCAGGTTTTATTGATAAAGTAGATTTCAAATGGGATAAAGACTACCCTTGGGAAATTGCTATGCAAAGACCTGAAGGTGAAGAAAGAGATATTCCTCATCAAGAATTACCTACTGTATTAGATGTTAGTATAGGATTTACACCAATACATAATTTCATACCTACATCTCAATATACTTTACCTTCAACAGAAGATATAAAGAAAGGAGAAGGAGTAGTAACCGGTCCAAGATATGTTTCTTTCGGTTCAGATAAAAGTAAAAACAGGTATATAAAACAGTCAAATGAATAGATACGAAACCATAGAAAAATTTAAAACTGAACGAGGGAAAACTTATATAACTAATCCTATATACCCTGCTATTCCAGAATCAGAAGATGATATCTATATTATAGCAGGTATTGCAGATAGATATGATGTTTTAGCGTTAGAGTTTTATAATGATTCTTCATTATGGTGGATAATAGCTTCTTCTAATAATCATCAAAGAGCATCTTTAAATGCTACACCTGGTAAACAACTAAGAATACCAGCCGATAAAGCTTTAGCATTAAGATTATTTGAAGAGGTAAATAAAAGTAGATAGTTATGTCGTTAGGATGGACACCAAACTCAGTAATACATACTGGCTTATCAATTAAAACTTTAAATCAGATAAAAAAAAGAGGAGAAACTCTCAAAAAAGTATCTGGTAGAACTACTAATGATCTAATTTATCTCAATAGTAAAACCAGTTGGGTTAAAATATCATCAGCAGTAGATGTAGATCCAGATGGAGGAAATAAGTTTTCTAGTCAAACTGCTAAGTCTAACGTATTAGCAGGTGGGGTATTAAATAGTAAGCAAAAAATGAGAGCAGGTATTTTTAATAATACCGATGATGCTTATATTTTAGATAGTGTTGGAAGTGGTTATAGACCTATACCCGGAATTACAGGATTTCAATCAGAAATATTAGGTACTTATGGTACTTATCAAAGAGTAGCAATAGATTTTCAATGTAATAGCATAGACCAGCTATCAGTAATGGAGCAACTTTACTGCAGACCAGGTATGAATTTATTAGTTGAATGGGGACACACTATATATAAAAAAAATAATGGTGAAGTAGTAACCACTATACAGACTATATCTAACTTTTTTGACAATATAACTAGCGATAAAGAAAAAGAAAATAACAAAAAAAGAATATACGATCAAATAAATACTCTAAAAGAAAATAGCGATGGTAATTATGATGGATTCTTAGGACGTATAACTAACTTTAATTATAAGTTTAACATTGACGGTACATATAACTGCCAAGTAGTAGTATTAGCTCACGGTGCATTATTAGAATCAGTTAGATTATTAATTAGTTCTACAACTTCTGAAGACACAACAACCTCTACAGCAAATATTGCTAAAGATATATCTAGATTTACAAAATTTTTTAATATTATATTAGATCAAGGTTTATTAGGGACTACAGAAGAAACTATTAAAGCTTTAAAAGACGGAATTGCTGAAGATTATAATTTATTTGAAAAACGACTAGAAAAAAGTAAACGAGACTTAAAAATACTGTCTATTGGAAAAGCAACAGCAGAAGGAGAAAAAGATGAAATAATAAAATTTGTACCATTATCAGTCGTATTAGAAATGATTAACTTAATATTCTGTCCTAAGAATGATGTTGATGAAGATATTAATGATGTTGAATTTTACACAGAACAAGGAGATAAAGAAACATCTTACCTTACATTCCCAGGTCATTTTTCGATTAATCCAACAATATGTTTTCTTCCTAAATCAAGAGCTTTAAATTTTCCACTTTCATACTTTTTTACCAACGCTGATTCTTCTATATTACCTTCTAGACAAGATGATATATTAGATATTATGGTGAGTATAAACTATATATTGAAAGTATTTAACGACATGATAGATCCTAGTAAAACTGATAAAAATGATCAATCAGTATACGATTTTGTCAGAGTAATTTTAAAAGGAATAACCGATTCTTTAGGGGATATAAATTTATTTGATTTTCATTACGAAGATCAAGAAGATAAAGTTTATATAGTAGATAGAAAAATAACTCCTCAATCAAAAGATATAAAAGATTCCTTATTAGAAATTAGAGGTACTGAAACTTCTATGTTTAATTTCTCAATTACCAGTAAAGTACCTGCTAATTTAGCTACAACTATGGCTATAGGAGCTTCAGCTCAAGGTACTGATTTAGGTGAAGATATGTTAAATGTTCAATCATGGAATAAAGGTTTAAGAGATAGATTTAATCCTAATCCTGGTTTTTTAGGAGATAATACTAATGAAGATCAAGCAGAAGATAGTATATCACAACAAAAATTTGGTAAACTTATAGACTATATATGTGATGTAGATAGATCTGAAATAATTGAAGGATCAAATGGTAAGTTAGAAAAGAAAATTAGAGATTCAGCATCAACTCAAAACGACCCTTTTTATTATATTAATTATAATGCAAACGATGCATCTGCTATTAGACCGGTGTATAATAAAGTTATGCAAGATTTATATAAAGCTCAGACTAAAAAAGAGCAACAAAATGCAGCAGGATTAATTCCTATAAATGTGGATTTTAGTATGATAGGAATTTCAGGATTTAAAATAGCACAAGCATTTACTATTCAAAAAGGAACTTTACCTGCTAAATATGATGATAAAGTAGGATTTATTATAAAAGGGCTATCTCATGTTATCGGATCAGATAATAAATGGAAAACAGATATAACCGGTCAAATGTGTATTCTTTCTCAAGCTGAAATTAAAGGAAGAGAAGATTTCAACATAGATGATTTTATAACCGAAGGACTAAAGGTAACGGAAACACCAGCACCAGATACTCCTATATTATTCTGGCCAATATCTACTTCATTTAATCCATATAAATTTTCTGAAAATGGATTAGGTTCAGTAGGTAAAAGAAATTTCATTGATAGTAGCACTAGAGAGGGAGCAGGTACTACCGGTTCAGGTAAATTTGGAGCAAAAAGAGGAGCACGTCAACATGCAGGATTAGATATTATAGCGAAATCTGATAGGCCTATTATTGCTCCTATAGATGGTTCTGTAAGGTTTATAAATGAGTTTACAGATAAAGGTGGACACGGTATAGAAATAACAGGTAAAGGTGACTATTTAGGGTATTCAGTTAAAATAGGATACATATACTTAGGTTATAATAAGGAAAGTATAGAACCCCTGTTGGTTAAAATAATCAAATTAGGTATAAATACTAAATCAAATCAAGTAACAAAAAATATATTTAAAGAAACAGTTAAAGCAGGAGAATTAGTATGTTATGCAACCGATATGGTAAATGGTTCTTTGAAAACAACCTCAGATGGGATAGTTACGACTAATAAAAATGATATCCCTAATTTCTTCCCAGGATATGGAGGAGATATGACAAATCATATTCATTTAGAAATAAGATATAATGGAGCATTAATAAACCCTGTTAAAGCACCTTATCAAACTAAATCAATAGTCTAATGTACATACCAATATCAAAATATTCAAAAGCAAAATATTCAAGAGGAAATGATTTTACTAAATCTGATGGAACGTTCTATGTAGGTTGGTACTTTACAGATATATCAGGTAATTTTTTTGCAGGTAAAAAACCTTCAAATACTTCTTTTAGTTTAACTTTAGCAAATTCTGAATTAACAGCTCCAATACCAAAAATGGAATTTACAGGAGAGTATATACAACCAAAAGAAGCTGATTATGATAACGGTTACTTCCTCAGATTTTTCCTACAAGATAAAAGATCTAAAAAGATTATAGAAGTAAAGAAAGAAAAATTTGATTTTTTAAAAAAATATAACTATATTATAAATTTACAAATAAAATGGTTGTTAGTAGGTCCTATTGAAAATATTAATAAAGGACCTTATATTTATTTTGGTTCAGCAGCTAGAAATAAAGAAACAGTTATGAATCAATCTGTAATAGATTTTCCTAAAAATTACTTTAAAAACTATTACGAATTCATTATAGAAGAGGATATTGAATTAACTCAAAAACAGATATCTGATCCTGAATTTGACCCTATAGTTAATGAAGAAAAAGGATCTTCTGGTTATTAGTTGGTAATTTAAAATAAATTACTTATATTATTAAAAAGGTTATAGAGTGTTTTACATATCAGAAACAGAATATCAGTTAGAGCGTTTAAAAAACTTAGCTAGATTCGGAGCTTTTGTTCATATTATATCTTCTAACGATAATTACCATCCTAAATTAGCAAGTACTATAGCAGTTTACTTAAGACCAGTTAATAGTAAACATGGTTTTATCATTCCTATAGATCATGATGAAGGCTTAAATGTTACTAAAGAACGTGTCTACAAACTTCTACAGGAGTTTAGTACTCTTTATACAGTTGATAAGAAAGAATTGCTATATCACTTTAATATACAGGGAGCAATTGATCTTTCTTTACTATATTCAATGACGAAATTTGAAAGGTTAGAATACTCTAAAGAAAATTCTACTTTAAACTATTTCTACCATAAAAATAGAGACTTTGTAGAAATAAATAAATTAATTCCTATTACTAAGTTATATGAATCTTGTGAAAAACTATACGATCAAGTTAAAGCTATAGTAAAATATAAAATACCTACCGGATTCGATTTTTATAATATAACCGGTATTAATGTTTTCTATTTAATCGAGCAAACTGGATTAGGAGTTTATTATGAAGCTTATAATGAATTATTTAAACCTCGAAATCCTTTATACAATACTGTTAATAACACAGTTCTGACCTACTACAACCTGTATAATGTTACATCTAGACCTACTAATTCATATAATAGTGTTAATTACGCTGCTATCCCTCACTCTGAAAAGCATAGAAAAACCTTTAAACCGCAAAACGATTACTTTGTAGAGTTTGACTTTGACGGTTACCACTTGCGACTACTTTGCGAACAGATTAATCACCCACTTACTAATGAATCCGCTCATAAGCAGTTAGCAAAGTTATACTTTGGTAAAGAAGAAATTACAGATGATGAATACAGTAAAGCTAAACAAATAAATTTTCAAGCTATCTACGGTAAGATACCAGAAGAGCATGCATCTTTAGATGTTTTTGTAAAAATAAATAAGTTTATTCAAGATTTATGGAAAGAGTTTGAAAAGAAAGGAGAAATAAAAGCTCCTATTAGTGAAAAACCCTTTACTACTAAGTTAAAAGACATGCATCCACAGAAATTAATGAATTATGTTATGCAATCGTTGGAAACTTCAAGAAATATACTTATATTAAAAGAAGTACTCAAGTACTTAAGAGATAAGAAATCAAAAATAGTTTTATACACGTATGATGCTATTTTATTTGATTTTTGTAAAGAAGATGGAAAAGAAACTTTAGAGGATATTAAAAATATACTAGAAGAAGGTAAAAAATACCCAATAAAGTTTAAATATTCCAATAATTTAGTTTTGTAAAACAGTTTAATATTTATATAAAATGGCAAATGTTATAGCCTCCAGGTTCGATTACGATTTAGAACCTTTATATTTAAACGAAGATATGAGTAATAAACTGTTCTGTACTTTTGCTACAGAAGATTCGCTTGAGAGCGTACTTGAACAAATTCAAGAACGTTATAAGATAATTTATAATAAAATATTCGTTCTTTACTCTAAGAGTCAAGATGAATATATTTGTACTTATAATGTTGATTTTGGCAATGTAGGAGCTTTTTTAGAAAATACAATTCTAGTCCATAGAAAGAAAGAATCTAATACTCTATATACTATTAATGCTTTAAATACTTTAATTAAAGAATTAAATGGAGGAGTCTTAGATACTACCTATAAAGTAACCTGGACAGATTACAGAAATTGTATACTTCTTACCAAAGGTCCAGATCTCAAAAGAATAAACACAAAATTATACAAAATTTTAGAGATATAGTTGGATAATAGAATATTATTACCTATATTATATTAAACGTTATAATTAAAATAAGTTATATTATGGATTTAAATGCGATCAAGGCAAAATTAGACGCCTTAAACAACGGTAATCAGCAACAAGAGAAAACTGATTACACAAAAATCTTCTGGAGACCTGAATTAGGTAAACAGACAGTAAGAATTGTTCCATCGGCTTTTGATCCCACTTTTCCTTTTAAAGAGTTAAAGTTTCATTACGGTATAGGGAAGTACCCAATGGTAGCTTTATCGAATTTCGGTAAGCAAGACCCTATAGAAGAGTTTGTAAAGGAGCTTAAAAAGACTTCGGATAAGGATAATTGGTCATTAGCAGGGAAACTTAACCCTAAGACTAGAATTTTCGCACCTGTTATAGTAAGAGGTGAAGAAGATAAAGGTGTAAGGTTATGGGGATTTGGTATTACCATTTACAAAGCATTATTAGCATTAGCTGAAGATGAAGATGTAGGTGATTTTACTGATGTAATCAATGGTTGGGATATGATTGTTGAACAACAACAAGGTAACCCTTACCCTACTACTTCGGTTAGAATTAAACCAAAACAATCACCTTTATCAGATAATAATGATTTAGTTGATTCTTGGATTAAAACTCAACCTAATCCGGTAGAGGTTCATTCTCAATACGATTATGATTTTATTAAAAAACAACTTCAGAATTATTTGAATCCTGGATCAGCAGAAGAGAATACTCCAGTAGCAGGTTCGGAATCAAGCAAGCCAGAAAGCTCAGGAAGTCCTCAAAAGACTGACTTTACTTTGGAAACAGCTACCGCTGGCAACAAAGACACAGTTAGTAAATTTGATGACCTATTTAACGAGTAAAAATGGCAAAAAAGAAAGAAGAAGTAAAAGCAAGAGCGACCTCTGCAGTACGTAAGTCGTTCAACTTAAGCAATTTTAAGAAAAAGAAAGGGTTTTCAAACTCTTCTGTAAAGTTTAAAGAACAAGGTTGGATACCTTTATCTAAAGCTTTTCAAGATATTACTTCCCTACCCGGTATACCTACCGGTCACATTTCTCTTTTAAGAGGACATAGTGATACGGGCAAAACAACTGCCCTAATTGAAGCTGCGGTGAGTGCTCAGAAATTGGGCATTCTCCCAGTCTTTATTATTACTGAGATGAAGTGGTCATGGGAACATGCTAAAGAAATGGGACTAGAAGTTAGCGAAGTAACTGATGCAAACGGTACTATCACTGATTATGAAGGTCATTTTTTATATGCTGATAGAGGTGTTTTGAATACTATAGAAGATGTAGCAGTATATATAGCAGATCTTTTGGATGAACAGGCGAAAGGAAATCTTCCTTTTGATATGTGCTTCTTATGGGACTCTATTGGCTCTGTTCCTTGTGATTTATCAGTTCGTTCTAATAAGAATAATAACGAATGGAATGCAGGAGCTATGTCTACTCAGTTTGGAAATAACTTAAATCAAAAGATTCTTTTATCTAGGAAAGAAAATTCTCCTTATACAAATACTTTAGTAGCAATTAATAAAGTATGGACTATGAAACCAGAGCACCCTATGGGTATGCCTAAATTACAAAATAAAGGGGGTATGTCTATGTGGTATGATGCAACCTTAGTAGTTACCTTTGGTAATATTACTAATCCAGGTACGTCTAAAATCAAAGCTATTAAAAATGGTATGCAAGTAGAGTTTGCTAAAAGAACTAACGTCCAGATAGAAAAGAATCATATTGGAGGAGTACAGTCTAGAGGTAGAATAGTTATGACGCAACATGGTTTTATAGCAGACGATAAGAAAGCTATAGATAAGTATAGAGATGCTCATAAAGAACACTGGTTAAAATTAGTTGGTAGCTTAGATTTCGATCTAGTTGAAGAAGGAGATTTAGAAGAAGAGAAAATCACTACTAATTTACTAGACTAGTGGCATACGATAAAATACTAAAGAACTTAAAGCAGACCCCACCCCGAGAGCTAAATGATCACATTATGGTGATCGATGCTATGAATATGTTAATTCGTAGCTTTTCCCTGCTCAAAGCAATGAGTCCAACAGGTCACCATATTGGAGGCCTAGTTGGCTTTTTGCGATCTTTAGGATATGTTACTAGAATATTTGATCCTACTAGAGTAATAATAGTATGGGACGGTAAAGGAGGTTCCGGAAATCGTCAAAATATAGACCCTAATTATAAAGCTCATAGAGCTAATACTAGAATTACACATTGGGGATTATACGATACTAAACAAGAAGAAACTGAAGCACTAGTAGGACAATTATTTAGAACAAAAGACTATCTTGAATGCCTTCCAATACATCAAATTATGATGGAAAAATTAGAGGCTGATGATATTATAGCTTACTTAGCTCAAGAAGCTACTAATAATAAAAAGAAATTAACCATTATTTCCTCAGATAAAGATTTTTTACAGATGATAAATAAGCATGTAGAAGTATATGCTCCTGTAAAGAAAAAAGTATATACTGAAAAAAATACTAAAGAAGAAATAAAAGTAATACCAGGGAATTATAATGTAGTAAAAGCATTACTAGGAGATAATTCTGATGGTTTAAGCGGAGTGAAAGGTTTGGGTATAAAAACTATAGTATCTGAATTTCCTGATATAGTAGACAAACCAAACACTACATTAGATTACATATTTGAGATATGTGAAAAAAATCTAGAAGGTAAAAAAATATTCTCTAAAATTATTCATCAATGGGATAAAGTAGAAACTAATTTTAAATTGATGAATTTACATGAAAGTGTGTTGGATAATAGAGAAAAAAATACTATATTAGATATTATAAAAAGTGGCGTACCTGATCTTCAAGCAGGAGCATTTTTACATCTATTAGATTCTGATAGAATAGAGGGTGTAACGAAAAATACTGAAGGTTGGCTAGAAAACTTTAGGGGTTTAACGGTTTTTAAAAAATAGGTTATTATGACATTAAAAAGTCTTCAACAGTACGGTAAAGCATTTCAATTAAAAGTGCTAGGGTCATTACTTACTGATAAAAAATTCCTACTTAACGTTAGAGATGTACTGTATCCGGATTATTTTGATGCTGATTCTCATAAGTGGATTATCACCCAGATTGTAGAATACTTTGATCAATATCATACCATAGTTACTATGGATGTTCTTAAAGTAGAGCTTCATAAAGTAGAGAATGAAGTACTACAGGTAGCGTTAAAAGAAGAGCTGAGAAATTCTTATGCATCTTCTCGAGATGATCTTGATTATATTCAAGAAGAGTTTACTAATTTTTGTAAAAATCAAGAGATGAAAAATGCTATTTTAAATTCTGCTGATTTACTTAAGTTAGGAGATTTTGATGGTATTAGAGGTTTAGTAGAAAAAGCTATTAAAGCAGGGATGGATAAAAATATAGGACATGAATATAACAAAGATATTGAAACTAGATATAGAGTCGATTATAGACCTACTATACCTTCTCCTTGGTCCCTACTTAATGATGGATTACAAGGAGGCTTTGGACCAGGTGACTTAGGAATAGTATTTGGTAGCCCAGGAGGAGGAAAATCTTGGACTATGGTAGCAATAGCAGCACATGCTGTTCAATTAGGATATAAAGTTAATTACTATACCTTAGAGTTAGGAGAAGATTATGTAGGTAAAAGATTTGATTGTTATTTTACTGGGTATAATATTGACGAAATAAATAAACATAGAAAAGACGTTCAAGCGTATGTAAATAATTTAAAAGGTAAATTAATAGTAAAAGAATATCCACCTAAAGGAGCATCTATATCTACTATTAAAGCTCACGTACAGAAATGTGGAGATATGGATCATAAACCAGATATGATTATTATTGACTATGTAGATTACTTAAGAGCTCCATCTAAGAGTAAATACTCAGAACGTAAAGACGAAATTGACGATAATTTTATAGCTACAAAAGGTTTAGCTAAAGATTTAAAAATACCTATCCTTACACCTTCACAGGTTAATAGAATGGGTGCTAGAGATTCTGTTATTGAAGGAGATAAAGCAGCAGGATCATACGATAAGATGATGGTAGCAGATGTTTGTTTATCGCTATCTAGAATGAAAGAGGATAAAGTACTAGGAACCGGTAGAATTCATGTTATGAAAAATAGATATGGACAAGATGGTATGACATATAACATTAAGATGGATACTAATAATGGACATATTGAATTCGAAGGTAAAGCAGATCCTTCAGATTTAGTACCTGACGAGTCAAAACCAACGTTTAATTTAGATAGTGCGACTCTGTCAAAAATATTTGAAAAAAAGTAAAAATAATATCAAGAAACATGAATATATATGATATTTATTTTAGAGTCCTTGGGAGAGCCCTTCCAGGGATCTTTTTGTCTAACCTAACGAGTAATATATAAAGATATATGAGTATAATAAAAGAAAGAATAGTTTATAAGCCTTTTGAATATCCAAAAGCTTTCGATTATTGGTTAAAGCAACAGCAAGCGCATTGGCTACACACTGAAGTACCAATGGCACAAGATGTAACTGATTGGAAATCGAATTTAAAAGATTACGAAAAAAATGTAGTAGGTCAAATTTTAAAAGGATTTGCACAAACTGAAACTATAGTAAATGACTACTGGTCTACTTTAGTTACTAAGTGGTTTAGAAAGCCTGAGATCATAATGATGGGTACAACACTTGGTTCAAGCGAAACTATACATGCAGAAGCTTACTCATTACTAAACGAGCAACTAGGGTTAGACGACTTTGCTGAGTTTTTAGAAGATGAAACTACTATGGCTAAAATAGAAGCATTAATGGACGTTAGAGATAACCACGACGGTACTCCTAACTGGCATAGTAGAGCTAAATCACTAGCTATATTCTCAGCATTTACAGAAGGTGTTAATTTATTTTCATCTTTTGCAGTTTTACTTTCTTTCAAAATGAGAAATAAATTAAAAGGAGTAGGTCAGATAGTAGAATGGTCTGTAAGAGATGAATCTCTTCACTCTGAAGCAGGCTGTTGGTTATTTAGAACATTAATGAAAGAACATCCAGAATTTAAAACTAAGAAACTAGTAAAAGAAATTGAAGACGCAGCTCATTTAGCTTTAGAACTTGAATTTAATTTTATAGAAAAAGTATTTGAAATGGGTGATCTGGAAAATTTAGGTAAGGAAGATTTGAAAAACTTTATTAGACATAGAGTTAATACTAAAATGGCTGATTTAGGATTAGAACCAATAATTCCTTCATCAGAAATTGATAAAGGAGCACTTAAGACTATGAAATGGTTTGATGCTGTTATAGCAGGTAAACAGCATACAGATTTCTTTGCTAATAGAGTTACAAATTATAGCAAAGGACATTTAGATTGGTCAAACGCATTTTAACTAAAAGAAAACATGACAATACAAGTAGATTACTCCCAATGGGAAGCGGGTAAAGATTACCCTGAATGGATGAATGAAGTATCTTTAGCTACAATATCTAAAGGTTACTTATTACCTGATGAAACTCCTAAAATGGCTTTTAGAAGAGTTGCTAATACTGTTGCTGAAAGATTAGACAGACCAGATTTAGCTAATAAGTTTTTTAGGTATATATGGAAAGGTTGGTTAAACCTTGCTTCTCCCGTGTTATCCAATACAGGTACCGATAAAGGTTTACCTATTTCATGTTTTGGTATAGATACACCTGATTCTATTAGAGGTATAGGGTTAACAAATGCTGAATTAATGAGATTAACTTCTTTAGGAGGAGGAGTAGGAATAGGTTTATCTAGAATTAGAGGTAGAGGCGGAAAAATAGGTAACGGAACATTAGGACAATCAGAAGGAGTAGTGCCTTGGGCTAAAATATACGATTCAACTATAATAGCTACTAATCAAGGAGCTGTAAGAAGAGGAGCGGCATCAGTAAACCTACATATTAATCATCCAGATATACATGAATATCTTGAAATTAGGAGACCAAAAGGAGATCCTAATAGACAATGCTTAAATTTACATCAATGCGTAATAGTAGATGATGAATTTATGCAAAAATTAGAAAGAAGAGAACCTGAAGCTATGGAACTTTGGGTAAAAATATTAAAGTCTAGAGTTGAGACTGGTGAACCATATATTATGTTTGACGATAACGTAAATAATGCCAATCCACCAGCATATCAAAAAAATAACTTAGACGTTACAATGACCAATATTTGTTCTGAAATAACCCTCTTTACCGACGAAGAGCATAGTTTTATTTGTTGTTTATCATCAGTAAATCTTACAAAATATCACGAATGGGAAAAAACAGACCTAATAGAAACTGCAATTTACTTTTTAGACGGTGTTTTAGAAGAATTCTTAGCAAAAACTTCTGGAAGAGAGTCATTAATTAGAGCACATAGATCAGCTAAAAAAGGAAGAGCAGTAGGATTAGGAGTTTTAGGATGGCATACTCTACTTCAAAGAGAAGGAATTCCTTTTTCTTCAGTTGCAGCAACTTCATTAACTCATAAAATATTTTCTCAAATTAAAAATCAAGCAGAATCCGCTTCAAGAAAATTAGCAGATGAATACGGAGAACCAGTATGGTGTAGAGGTACAGGAATGAGAAACTCTCATTTATTAGCAATAGCTCCAACAGTATCTAATTCAACTATAGCAGGTGGAGTATCTGCCGGTATTGAACCTATGCCTGCTAATGTATGGACGTTTAACTCTGCTAAAGGTACTTTTATTAGAAAAAATATAGCTTTAGTTGAGTATTTAGAAAAAAGAGGCCATAATACTGAAGAAGTATGGGATCAGATAATGAAAGATAGAGGTTCTGTAGTAAACCTACCAGAAGAGATAGTATCAGCTGAAGATAAAGAAGTATTTTATACTTTTGCTGAAATAAACCAGTTGCAATTAGTTGAACAAGCAGCAGTTAGACAGAAGTATATAGATCAAACACAGTCTTTAAACTTAGCATTCGATCCTTCTGACAGTCCTAAATTTATCAACCAAGTTCATCAAACAGCTTGGAGATTAGGAATAAAAACACTATATTATCTAAGAACCGACTCAGTTATTAATGGAGATATAGGGTCAAGAACTTCAGAAGATTGTTTAAGTTGTGATGGATAAAGTAAAAGGACTAGGGGACATAATATTTTTAATAACAAAATACACCGGTATTAGGTGGTTAGTAAAGAAAGTTTGGGGGGATGACTGTGGATGTGATGAAAGACAGGAAATACTTAACGATTTAGTATCTTTTGAAGATAAAAACAGAGTTATACAAAAACCAAAACCAACACCAAAGTTATGACAATTAAAAACGGTACAATTTTTGTACAGATTGCAAGTTATAGAGATCCAGAATTAAGAAAAACATTAGAGGATATCTTAGATAAAGCAGATAATCCTGATAGATTAAAAATCTGCGTAGCATGGCAACATACATCTGAGGATGAATGGGATACGTTAGATGAGTATTTAAATGATGATAGATTTATTATTATAGATATTCCTCATACTGAAACTAACGGTACTTGTTGGGCTAGAAATACTATTCAACAGAAATATAACGGAGAAGATTATACATTACAATTAGATTCTCATCATAGATTTGTAAAAGGATGGGATAGTGAATGTATTAGAATGATTAAACAGCTCCAAAAGAAAGGACACCATAAACCTCTTTTAACCGGTTACATACCTTCATATGATCCAGCTAATGACCCTGATGGAAGAGTACAAGCTCCATGGAAAATGGATTTCGATAGATTCACACCAGAAGGAGTAATATTTTTCCTTCCTGCTACCATAGATGACTGGAAAGAAAGAACTGAACCAGTACCTGCTAGATTCTTTTCTGCTCATTTTACTTTTACTTTAGGTATTTTTTGTAAAGAAGTCCAACACGATCCTAAATATTATTTTCATGGAGAAGAAATAGCATTAGCAGTAAGATCGTTTACTTTTGGTTACGATTTATTTCACCCCCATAAGATAATAGCATGGCATGAATATACTAGAAAAGGTAGAACCAAACATTGGGATGATGATGATACATGGGTAGAGAAAAATAAAACTACATTTTATAGGCTGAAAGGATTATTAGGTACCGATGGTACTGTATGTACTCCTTGTATGAAAAAGCAATTAGTTCCTTATCATTTAGGAGAAGAAAGAACAATAGCAGATTATGAAAAATATGCAGGTATAAGATTTAAAGATAGAGGAGTACAGCAATATACGTTAGACAAAGTAGGATATCCTCCTAATCCTATAGTTGAAGATTATGATAATTCATTTCATAAAGTATTTAAACACTGTATCGATATACACATAAATGATGTACCTGAAAAAGATTATGATTTTTGGGCAGTAGCATTTCATGATAAAGACGGAAAAGATATTCATAGACAAGATGCTTCAAAAGAAGAAGTAGCTAATTTAATAGCTACACAAAAAGACGGATGGATAAACCTTTGGAGAACTTATACAGGAGCTCTTCCTTCAAGTTGGAGTGTATGGCCTTACTCAGTAAGTAAAGAGTGGTGTAAAAGATTAAGTGGTAATTTAGGAATAGAAAAGAATGGCTAATATAGCATTTTACGGTTCTCATAATGCTGCTGTAGCTGTTGAACAAAATGGAAAAGTTCTTACAGTTATAGAGATTGAGAGGTTTTTAGGTCAAAAGAACGCAGGATATAGTCAATACTTGATTTCTTATACCAGACCCTACCTGTTAAAGTATATTTTAGATTATATTTACAGGGAATACGGTATTAAGAACTACGATACTTGTTATTACCAAAATACTGATACTATAGAAGATGGAGTAAAAACTCATTATGAAAAACTAATACCCGCTAAAAACTATATTAATTGTCTTCACCATTATAGTCATGCAGCATCTGGTTTATACCAAACTGATTATAATGAAGCAATAATTATATCATTTGATGGTGGTGGGAATGATGGTTTCTTTAACATGTATCATGCTAAAGATAGAAATACTATTGAATGCATATCTAAACATAAATTGGATTTAGGTTTTCCCTACATGATATTTGGCCAATATTTAAAAGATATAAAATTTGAACCGGGATTAAATATAGGTAATTTAGTATACTCAGGTAAACTAATGGGGCTTTGTTCTTATGGTAAAATTAATAATGAATGGTTACCTCATTTTACTAGATTCTATATTCAAAAACCTGATGGTAATAATTACAAAGATTTTCTCAAAGAATTATCAAAAAATACAGGTATTAAATTTGATACAGAAAACAGAATTGAAGGTCAAGAAGCTTATGATATAGCTGCAACCTCTCAAGAAGCTTTTGAACAAGTATTTTTTCAACATGCAGATCCATTTGTAAAAAAATACCCTAAATTACCTATCATATTAGTTGGAGGATGTGCATTAAATATTATTCTTAATAGTAAATTAAAATCAAGATATAAAAGAGAAATATTTGTACCCCCTAATCCTAATGATTGTGGATTAGCCTCAGGCATGATACTCGATCATATTAAACCTAAAAAAGCTATTGATTTAACTTATTCCGGAACTGAAGTACTAGATAAAGATAGATTAATGTACTATATAGAACAACAAAGAGGTATAGAGTTAAAATATTTAGATGTATGTGATGATTTAATGAAAGGTCATATCATAGGATGCGTAAGAGGTACCTCAGAACATGGTCCAAGAGCTTTAGGTAATAGGAGTATATTATGTAACCCGGGTATGTTAAAAATGAAAGAGGTGCTTAATGAAAAAGTTAAAAGTAGAGAATGGTATAGACCTTTTGCTCCTGTTTGTAGATTAGAGGATGTAAATAAGTATTTTAATTTCAAAGATGAGAGTAGATTTATGAGCTTTTGCCCTACAGTCAAAGCTAAATGGCGTAAAAAACTATCATCAATAACTCATGTGGATAATACTGCAAGAGTACAAACTGTTACTAAAGAGCAAAATGAATGGCTGTATAACTTATTAACAGAATTTGAAAAAGCATCAGGCTTTGGTGTGCTGCTAAATACTTCTTTTAACGTAAATAAAAAACCAATTTTATCTTCTTATGCAGAAGCTATAGAGGTTTTTAAAAACACCAGAATGGATAAATTAATTTTAGAAGACTACTATATAAAATGGAAACACGTTTAGTTACAGCTTTTTATTTCAAAAATAGTGAAGGAATACCAAATTATCCTTTTCATTTACATAATGTAATCGCTAGATACCATAGGTACCTATACTCTATAGTACAATTATCAAAAATGAATTTACCTATAAAGGTAGTTTGCGGTGATAACGTATACGATGCATTAACTAATGAACTAAAAAGTAATAATGTTAAAAATGTAGAAGTAGAAGTTAGAGATTTATCTAGCTTCAAATATTCTAAAAAGATAGGAGAATTAAAAAATAAATATCCTGGAAAATTTGATTTTTATCATGAAATAGATTGGGCTAAATTAGACTTATTAGAAGAAGAAGTTAAAAAAGGTGCTGACTACACATATTGGATAGATTGTGGGTTATCCCACAGAGGATTATGGCCTGATAAATACGCTAAAAAACCAAAAGAACTTACAGGTATGTCTTATAATATGGAGAATTACAAGTTTGACAAAGTATTTACACCAGATTTTTTCAAACATATAAACAACTGGGTAGGAGATAAATTAATCAATATTAAAAATAAACAACATTTCCATCAATCATACGATATTAATAAGCTTTTAGGAGATATATTCTGCTGTAATGGTCAAACTATAGGTGGTATTTTAGGCGGCCATAGTACTAAAATAAAAGGTTTTTTAAATGAATTCTATAAAAGAGCAGAACAGTGTATTAATCAAGAATTTGTTTTAAATCATGAAGGAATTTTAACTCATATGGCGGAAAGCAAACCTGAAGATTATAAATCTTGGTTATTTACTACCTGGTACCATGAAAACACAGGAGGAATGGACTGGATTACACCAGAATGGTTAAATACACAAACAAGTTTCTACCATTTTTTAAAAGAAATAGGACATGAATAGTAAAGTTACATTAGTTACAGGGTTATGGGATATTAAAAGAGATTCTTTAGGAGTTGGTTGGAATAGAGGCTATGAAGAACATTATATTACCAAATTTAAAGAATTATTAAAAGTACCTTATAATCTAATAGTATTTGGAGATGAAGAACTAAGAGAAGTAGTCTTCAAAGAAAGAACTGAAGAAAATACCCAGTTTATAGTAAGAAGTCAAGATTGGTTTAAAAATGAATTTTATGATAAAATACAGACAATAAGAAATAGTGATGATTGGAAAAATCAAGCAGGTTGGTTAGCTGAATCTACTCAAGGTAAACTAGAAATGTATAATCCACTTGTAATGTCTAAGATGTTTTTATTAAACGATGCAGGTATTTTAGACAAATTTGACTCTGAACACTTATATTGGATAGATGCAGCTATATCTACAACTGTTAGCATTGGGTATTTTACGTCTGATCTTGTCTTAGATAAACTTTTAGATAAGGTTACTAAATTCTTATTCATTTGTTTTCCTTATAAGGCAAATACGGAAATTCACGGTTTTTCCTATCCTGAAATTAATACGTATACTAAAGGAAAAGATGTTAATAAGGTAGCAAGAGGAGGTTTTTTTGGAGGACCTAAAGATTGTATAAAAGAAATTAATAGTAGATACTATGACCTATTAAGCACGACATTGAATGACGGTTATATGGGAACAGAAGAATCTTTATTTTCCCTTTTAGTATACCAGTTTCCTCGTGAAGTTAATTACTGTGAAATTGAGGATAATGGCCTAATTTATTACTTTTTTGAAAAACTTAAAAACGATCAATTAGAAATTAAAGCTGAATATACAGAACCAAAAAGTGAAAGATTAGATTATAGAAAAGTAGCTCTGTACGTAATCACTTATAACTCACCAGATCAGTTTGATACCCTATGTAAATCTTTTGAACAGTACGATAAGGATTATTTAGAATTACCTAACCGTAAGATATTATTAAATAATTCTATAGATAGATCTACTGATGAAAAGTATAAAGAATTGTGTAAAAAGTGGGGTTTTGAGGAAATAAAAAAAGATAATATAGGTATATGCGGAGGCAGACAATTTATAGCTGAACATTTTGAAGAGCAAGAAGACTTACAACATTATTTATTCTATGAAGATGATATGTTTTTTTATAATGGAGATGAAAATACCTGTAAAAATGGTTTTTTAAGGAAAGTTAGCGGCTTATATAAAAAATCATTAGATATATGTAATGTAGAAGAACTTGATTACCTTAAACTTAATATGACAGAGTTTTTTGGTGATAACTTAAAACAATGGGCTTGGCATAATGTACCCGGTGATAAAAGAAAAGAGTACTTCCCAGCTCATCCTGTTAAGAATAATCATACTTTTGATTTTCCTAATACTAAATTTAATCATATTAAATCACATAAAGGGTTACCATACGCTACTGGCGAAGTTTATTATTGTAACTGGCCTCAAGTAATTACAAAAAAAGGTAGTAAGAAAATGTTTTTAGATACTAAGTGGGCTAATCCATTTGAGCAGACCTGGATGTCACATATATTTCAACTAACAAGGGAAAATATAGTAAAAACTGGCATATTATTGTTAACTCCTACAGAACACGATAGATTCGACCATTACCCTAAAGAAGAAAGAAGAGAAAACTAGTAAAATAGTTGTTTTATTAATAAATTTTAACTATATTATATATTATGAAAGATGTAATTAAATTCCACGCCGAATGGTGTTCTCCATGCAGATATTATAAAACTGTATGGAATGAAGCTAAAGAAAAACATGGTGCTAACCATAACTTTATTGAAGTAGATATTGATAAAGATAATACCGGATTAGCAGCAAAGTTTGGAGTTAGAAGCGTACCTACTACTGTAGTAGTAAAAGAAAATAAAGATTTCCAAAGTAAAGTAGGTGCTTTAGCATACGGAGATTTAGAAAAACTAATAAAAGGATAATGTTAAGAAAACCAAATTCAATACCAAAAGGAGATACTATTATTGAGGACCAAGCAATTGAACCTTACTTTTTAGTAAAGTCTCAATCTGGAGGATATGTTATTTATAAACGAGTTATCAAAGGGGTAAACAATACACCTTA